CAGCGGCCGTATCATATTCCTTATTCTTGACCGCTTCATACGCCGCTTCAGACAACGCTGAAAATCTACCGAACCCGGTCTCCATGACCTCGGTATTAAGCCATTTATCGGCCAAAGACTGTCTGAAATTCTTTGTTGTGATTTCGCCCTTTTTTATTGCTCCGGCTGCTTCTCCTGCAGATATCAGGGACTCCATCAGTTGTTTCGAGTTGACAGTGGCGCCTTCAATCGATCTCCAGTCCTGAACCTGCATATGCCCCAAGGAATATGCTTGATTTATACCGAACTGCATGATTCTGCCAAATTCGGCAGCGCCCTTTCCCGCAAAAGCGGTTGCGTTTGCTACGCCGGTAATCATTGGAATCAGTTTGTCAATGTCTCCGCCGGAGGAAACCATGGTCGCCAAAGCCGATGTCATGTCGGTAAAACCATAACTGGTCTCATCCGAGAACCACATCAGTTTTTCCAAATATCCGTTAACTTCCTCAATGGACTTTCCGGTTGCGTTCATGATGGTCTGAACAGAAGCAGTCTTCTGCTCGTACTTTGTCATCCCGGCGGTAATTTGGTCGATGGAGAGTGATGAAATTAGACGTTTCCCGGCATAATAGGCAGAGTTCGTGATGTTACGGAGAACCTGGTCCCCCATGATGCCAAGCGCGGAAAACCGATGTGTAACCGTCTCAACGGCCCGTTCAAGTGCGGACATGCCTTTGGAGGCTCCGTCCATTTGCAGGGTTTTATTAAGATTCTCCAGAGACTTGGTGCTGGTCTGGATGCCCCGCTCGAACTGCTTGTTGTCAAATTGCATCTCGACGATGCGCTTATCAGTGCTGCTCATTGACGGGTTACCTCCTTCCATAGGTCTTCTGCAATTTTGTCAAATATCGGCCCGATGGCCGGATTGATGTAGTCCCGGCCCTGGACGTACCCGCCGGTTCCAGTCCCGTGACCGTACTGCAGGATGATGGCGATGCTGACCCCGTCGTTGACGTGGGTATTTATCCAGTAGATAATGGTTTTTCCGCGGCCTCGTTCAATAACGAAATCCCAGCTTTTTGCGGTTTCCCCGCTGTCGACGGGGGTAGCGGAGGCCAGCGCGTCAACGCCGATTCCGCCGTATTTGTTCAGAACGTTCAGGTATTCGGCCCCGGACATACGGATAAGGAACTTCTCGATCTTGTTGAAATTTCCCCGGTGTTTGAAACGGATCATACCTGGGCCTCCTTATCCTTTGGTATTCATTTTCTGGCGCCTCGCCTCGTTGAGCGCTCTGTTGTTTTCATAGACTTGCCGCTTGTTCATCTTCTTCTCCGGTTCGTTTTTAAGGTTGCAGACCTGGATCAGGGTGAGCAGGCGGTTTAGGTGCCACTTCTGGCATTCAAACGGAATGTTGAGGGCAACCATCCAGTAGTAGATGATCTCCGCGGTGATGACCTCACCCCGGGAACGCCGCTGGTTGTTCCGTCGACTGAACCAGGTGGCTGTCATCTCATCCTCGATGTAGGCGTTGATTTGCTGAATGACCGATGCAGGAATATTTAGATAGAGATCATTGTTGACATTCTGGGTTAGGGTCATGCATCGGATATAATCGTTTAATTCTTCACGGGTCTTTGGGTCATTGGAGTAGTAGGGTTTCTTCCATTTTGATTCCCATTTGGCCAATGAAACGAGGGAATGCTCCAAGCACAGTTCCTGGCCTTTTGTCTCGATAAAGATCTCGTTTTCTTCATCATAAAATTCAACACCGGGGATTGTGACCTGGAGCATAGTCCCTCCTCTTGATTACTTGTTAAGCGGCGTGAGCGCCGGTTTTGTCTGCTGGTGATCCTGCGGGACAAGATTATTCGGCAGAATCCCGTTGATGAACGTGGATGCGGCATCGGCGTCCATTGCCAGTTCCATGAAGAGGTCGGAATAGGCCTCCGTCTGGGCAAAGGAGTCGGTCAGCTCCCTGGATTTGATGAAGCGCTTACCGTCCGGGGATTTCTCGCCGTAGGCCTTGAGGATGATGTCCTTGAACATCTCGATGATACGCTTGCTGTCCTGTTCGGCGACGATCTTCTCCAGCTTCTTCTGCATGCCGCCGGTCGTGCCGAGTTCCATCTCGGTGACCTCGGCCTTGGAGAGATTGAAGTAGAAGTCCTCGGTACGGGAATTTCCGTCGTAATCGACGTAGGTCATAGTTTTCTTTAACATTGTTTTTCTCCTTTTTTAAATCAAATGAAAAGGGGCTCCCGTATTTCAGAGAGCCCCAGTAGGGTCAGGAAGCTTTTAAGGCTTCGTGCTGGTGAAGGTCCAGGTGGTGTTCGTGCCGGCCGGGAAATAGTATCCGGTATCGGGTTCGGCGGTGACAACAACGGAAACGCCACCGGAGAGTGCGGCCATCGGGCCGGCAACGGTCTCTACGCCGTTGACATAGTAGATGACCCCAACCTTGGTCGGGATCGTCAGGACGCCAGTCGCGGCGACAAAGCTCGGGTCAGTCGGAACAGCGGAGTCGCCCAGCATCAGGGACGCGACCTCATCAGGAAGCGGCAGGCGGGGTGCCACGCCGGTTGTCCCGTATAGGATCAGCTCAAGCGCGGCCAGCTTCGCGGCGTTGACCTTGGTGGAATCGATCACGATGGTGGCCGTTGGCCTCTTGCCGGTGACAACGATGGGGGTAGTGACCAGTTCCCAGGAGAAAGTGATTGCATCCGGGGAGTCATTGATGGTGGCGTAGGCCTTCTCGGAAGGGGAGGCCGTCGCGTTGTAGATGATGTGCAGCTTATAGCCGTCATCGCCTTCGGAATAGGTGTCGTTGCCGACGGTGGTGCGGTAGGCAAAGCCAAACGGCTGCCTCCGCTGCTGGCCGATGAGCACCCCTGCCGCGAGCTCCGCGGAGCCGTCGCAGGGCGCGAACTCATCAGGGTAGGTATACGCCTCGATCGTGGCGCCAAAGGTCTCGGCGGCACGGATGGACGCATATTTCAGGTTATCGGCCCAGAAATCACTCGGCTCAGCGCCACCGGGGCTTTCAGTCACGGCGGTCAGGCCGCTCCAGGCCACGCCGAGGGGGTATTCGCCGGCTGCGTTCTGCGGGAACAATACGCCGCGGTCCACGCCGGTCTCATAGATACGATCTCCAATTTGGTCCCAAACAAGAGCTGACATTGATAGGTCCTCCTTTAATAATAGATGTTAAATACGTCGTGGTGCAGCCTGTCTGAAGTAAAATGCCGGTCAAACCGGCACATCGGAAGTTTTGCAATCTTGTCCGAAATCAGACTGTCTGCGTTTTTGTCGATCACAGTTACCGTATACTGTTTATGGTTTACATAGGGTTTGCTGTCCGCGAAGAGGGTACTGATCCGGCTTCGCTCATAAACGATACAAGGGTATACCATTTTGAAATTCTCTGGCGGTTGGTAGTACACATGCCGTCCCGCCTCTTCAATAATCTCGGCCTCAAGATTGTCGGCGTCAAAGTCCAAGGTATCCCACAGCCAGACGCCGAAAGATGCAAGAATGCCGCTTAATAGGTCATGTAGGCCAGTGCGGGGGGCCATTGTATACTCCTCCAATCGTCAAGATTAGACGGGGGCGCTGAACTTCAACATTGTTTACCTTCCAGGAGGCCCCCATCCATTTGACATAGCGAATGGCAAAGAAATGCTGTACGGCATATGGATCCGCTACGATGCTTATGAGATTGTTCATAAGAACATCGTTGTTGAAATACTCGCCATTCTCCAACCGTCGGTTGTTCTTAGTCACATCCCCATAATAATCTCGCTCGGTAATGGTCTCCTCCCATACTCCTGGTGATGTTTCGACCATCTCAGCATAGCCGACCGCGCCATAAAACTTTGCCATTCTTTCACCTCAGTGATTACGCTTCGTACAGTTCCAGCGCGATAGCGGAATAGGGTTTGATCAGAGCACCGGAACAGCGGGTCTCGATCAGGTACTTCTGGGCATTGTAGTCAATGTCAAAATCGTCGAACATGTTGACAGCCCCGCCCTTGTCAGCGCCGATGTTGTAATCAGCCAGGTTGACAATCAACCCCACCAAAGTCTTGGTATTAACTCCGTCAACGCGGGTCAAGTTCTCCATCACGGGAACCGTCACGATCTTGCGGACGCGCATCGTGGTGGCAAGCTTGTCAACGCTGTCATAAATGACGCGCTTGTTCAGGTCTTTCAGAAGCAGAATCTCAGTCAGCTGGCCTTCGGTGGTGTAGAACACCGGATTGCCGGATCCCTTGTAGTTGGTTCTGGACCGGATGGCCTCATCGACGATGGCCTCTGCCTTCTGGGCGGCGGTTGCGCCGACGGCGACCTCGATCGGATGCTTGATGGTGTACAGGTCTGCGTCTGTCCAGATCGGACGGATGTTGGCCTCGTTGATCTTGTCATCGGAGGCGTTGTTGCGGCCGTCTCCGACAAGGACCGCGCGGGCAATTTCCTCGTCCAGCATCATCCGCATCTCGCTCTTCAGCCAGGCAACCACGTCGAAGTCCGTGATGTCGATCACGTCATCGCGGTCCAGCTTCTGCTTCTTGTAGATGGTGGTCGGGGAAGTGGTGCGCTTAAGAAGGCCGAAGACCTCCTCAAGTTTAAGGTTGCCCTTAACATAGCCCTTTGCACGGGCGTCTGCCTCGGTCAGGTCGGCGAACATGGATTTGATGCGGCTGAATGGGGTATGATGGACACCGCTCATCACGTCGCTGACCCAGCCCATTTCCCTCTTGATGAAATCGGGCGGGGTGTTCAGGTTCTTGGCTTCCGGAAACAGCCAGTCGATGTCATTGATGCCATGGGCAATCGCGCTCTCCTTCAGGCTGCCATAGCGCTTGGCGTCGGCGATCACCGCCATCATCTCGGAATGCTGGAGAACGTTCTCCTTGGTCTCCTCGGAATCATTGTCAAAAACGTTGTGCTTCACGTCGGGTTCCTCCTCTTTGTTTTCATCATCTTCTGAATTTTTCATGGCTTCGGCGAGCATTGCATAGACGACCGTCTTCTGCTTGTCGCTCAGGGTGTTGAATACGTCCTGAACGGTTTCCTCCGATTCAGGCTTGCTGTCGGCCGCCTTGGGTTCCGGCTTTGCTTCGTCAATGCCCTCGACAGAATGGGCAAGACTGATGTTTTCTCCAGAGTAAATAATTGCTTCCTCCTCACGTTCTTGTTCGGAACCCTCGCTGTGAACGATGACAGAGTCAATAAAAGCGCCGGGGTTGGCGCCCGCCATGACCAGGCTGACTTCCCGAATTGCTCCGTGAAGCACATTGGCTCCTTGCTGTTTCAGGTGGTTCGCGTAGATGGAGAGCCCGGTGATATCGCCGTGCAGCACCAGGTTTTTGGATGTGATACCGTTTTCAGTGCCGTTGAAGGTGCCGTAGGCATAGACGCCCTCCTCACGGTTTTCGAGTTTGGCATGTCCCACGACATTCATGGGGTCGTTGTGTTGATGGTTCCATACCAGCGGAACGATCTGCCCGTCGTTGTGCTTGAAAGCGTCCTTCATGATCACACGACCATCAGAACACTTCAGGTTGTTACGGGTAGCCCATCCGCTGAAATCAAAAGTTTTTTCCATTTTGATTTAATTTACCTTTCTAAAGTTTTGTCAAAGACTCGTTGGCGGATGAGTCCTCTTTGGGGACCGGCGCCTCCATGGGTTCTGTTGGATTGAGATTCTTGTTGATCAGCATGTCTGCTTTCGGGTCCTCTGACGGTTTCATCCCGATGACCTGACGGATCTCGTTGGAAGTCATGATCTCGTTCCGGGTGAACTTATCAGCGATTTCCGCCAAGTTGCTCACCGGAACCAGACGGAACGGGTCCCTGAAGAAGGCGATGGACTGATACTGGGACCTTGCTGTCTTGGTCAGGAATTTCCGCTTCATCTCATCCACGACCGCTGAAAGGATGGGTTCGATCGTCCGGTGATAATAGTTCAGCATGGTCTTCTCGTCGGCGGAACCGTCCATGATGGTCTGGGTGAGGCCTAACTGGCTGTAAAGCATACTCGTCAGGAACTCGATCTGTTTCATCAGGTTGTTCTCGACGGGGCGGTTCAGCTGGGTGATCCGCTCCGTACCATCCGTATAAGCAATTCCATACTTGGAACCGGACAATTGATCTTCGATGTCCTTGCGCCTGTTTTCCGCCTGAAGCCTGCGGGCCTCGGTCTTGATGATGTAGGGCAGCTGGATAATGAGGTCCAGTTTCCCGGAACTCGACTGCTCGTCCACCACATCCAGCAGGTTCATCTTACGGACAAGGCGCTGCATCGTGGAGTTCGGCTCATTCATCACGGCATATAGGGGGTTTTCAACGATGGCCACCATCTTCTTGGGGACCATCACATCCTCCTTGTTCCCGGTCTTTTCGTTATAGACACGGACCAGAACATGCGCCGGATGCCACTCGAGGATCTTTCCGGTGCGCATGGATTGGATGTCGTAGGATGAGGAAACGGTTGGGTTTATCGTTGTGTCCGTTGGAACAATAGCCACACAGCCCTCGTCCATCATGGACATCACGACATCCTGAATGAATGCCCTGCCGGTCTGGTCCACATTGGCTTCCAGCGTCAGACAGGTGTTGAGGTCCGATTTGATAGTGGAAAGGAACCTCTCGTTCTCATCAAGGCGGACATGCTGGATGTTGATGGCCGCCGCGTCCATGGCGATTCGGTTGTACACGGAGGTAACAATTGATCGTTCGTTTCCTCTGGTGAACCCGACCCGATCAGGGCGGTAGGAATATCCGACGCCGACGTTCTGATAATGGGGGGTGGGGTCTCGATTAAGAAAAACGCTCCAGGCATGTTTCAGCCTGGAGCCAATGGATAATGCCAT